AGAGTAAAGTTAGCGGTCAGATTCATTTTGCTTGGTTACTTCCTATTTTAATTCCGGTAATTAGACCAATAAACCCCCCGACAATCGTCTGAAAGGCTGGCATCAGCATCTCAAAAATCTTGTTGTTATCTACTTTTTCGTCAAATAAGCCAACACAAACCGATACCGTCATGCCCAAAAGGATCATCGACAGGGAAACAGTCGCAATAATCGTTATCCAAAAACCTAGCCGTTCAAGGTTAGAGTTCATTTCTTCTTGTCCATGATTTCGTCAAGTTGAGCACTTTTCTCTTTAGATCCCTGACTAGACCCAAAGTAGTAGCCAAGCACCATAGTCATGGCAGAGGTCAGGGCGCCCAGAACGTAGATCAGGATGTCCTTGGACTGACTGTTGACCTCAACGAATATGATGACCAAGAACAAAATAAAAGTCAGCGACACGGTACCCAAGGCCAGAATCGGGGTAACGATCTTATTTATAGTCGGCGCAAACTGGCTGGTTGCAATTTCGATCTCCCGCTTACGGGCAGAGTCCATCTCTTTTACATGAGCCTCAAGTTCAGCCAACTGACCCTTCTGAGCCATTTCCATAAGCGTAGCCTGTGCCTTTGCTTTGGCCTCTGGGTCAGGCAGAACCTTGTCGAGAACCTTTTCCCCAATACTTAATAGTGCGGCAATTGGTAACATCTTTACCCTTTCGTTGCTAGATAGAGGCCCACGTTGCTAAAAGCGTAACCTGCAAAAACTATTGCCATTGCTACGTTACCCTTAGCGCCCTGCTCAAACCCAATGTAGGCGTAGATACACCCCACAAAAATCATTAGCCAAGGACTCATACTCTTTGCCCCCGGAAGTAAGCCACCCCGTTGATAACCTCACAAAGTTCTGGCGGCAGTAACTTACCGTTCTCAAATGTGAGCACACAGAACCCTGAGCACCAGTTGACCGGGTTCATCTCGGTGTACGTGAATTGATCTGAATACGGTTCAGCAAGCGTCCCGGCATCGACCCCCCACCGACGACCATCGTAATCTGAAAAGGGGGTGGTTTTTAACTGATGTAAGTGACCAGTCACTATCGAGCGCCCCGATTTCAGGGCATTGTTCCACGTACTGTGGATTCCATTGTGATAGCGATGCTTGATGATTACCGAGCCATTAACATCGATACGCCAGCCAGTATGCCAACCCGGAAAGTATGCAAACAGGTCGCTAAACTCAGATAGTTCTGGGGCGTTCTGGGCAATGTAGTTAAAGAGTCGGACATCGTGGTTGCCGTAAGTCCAAAGTTTTGTTGCGTTCTTTGATGCCTTTGCAATCTCATCTAATCGGTCTTGACAGGCTTCTATCTCTTGCTTTGGTGTTGGTGGGTTAGTACCCATTAGGGCCGCGTGTCGGCTGATTCTAGCCCCATCAAAGACATCCCCGTTTAGGACGATGGTCTTTGGCTTAAATTCTGTCAGCAGGGAAACAAACGCCTTATGCGCCGTGGTTGATTCTTCGGGCCAGTAGTGGCAGTCACTTGCAATAAATATGTGACCCTTTTCTACCGTGTGCTCTATCACCCTGCGATTCTCAGGTATGAAAGTATTGCGCTTGGTTTCTTGTGGCGCACAGTAGGCTGGCAGAGGAATCCCTCGCTCCATTTGAATCTTAGCCTTGCGCTGACCAAATCCTCGCACAGACATACCAACGTGTTCAGCAGCCAACTTAGTGCTGCCAAACCTTTTCATTGAGGTGATGATCTCTTCGTCAGATACTCTTTTTAACGCCACGGGGTTTCCTTGGTAATTTCATTTCGTCAATAGGGCCATGAGAACTTGAGTCATACATACAAGCAATCTCAACCGCCTCCTTCGGAGAAGCCCCGTAATGCATTGCCGCTATGGCAAAGTTGGCTCCTGTCCCTATACTCCAAAAATCATTCTTAATTTTCGCCGGAATGATTGAACTCTCGTATATCCACAAACCATCTTGTCTTAATGCAATTACCGTAACTTCAGTATCGGAATCCAAATCACCACCGGCTTCCATTACCTGATAGAACTTTAGAATCTTGTCCCAATCACCACAGGCACCGTAAATACAATCCTTGCCCTGCCGTAACTTCTCTACTAAGTAAAAACTATCATCACCGCTTACCATCGAATCTGCGGCAATTTCTCCCGTAGAAAACTTAGCGGCAATGGTGGTCATTACAGATGTCCCTTAGCAATGTAATAAACAGTTACCATGAAAAACGCTATGGTGAAGCACCAAAACTTTAAAGCCCTTAACTTAGCCAGATCCCTGCCAAACTCATCCTTACCTTCTTTGACTTCTTTTAACTGACGCTCTTTAATGGCCTGAATCTCAACCCATTCTTTTTCTGCTACCTCTTTGCCGTACCGCTCTATTAAACTATCCTTTAATTCGTTTTCTGCTTCTTTAATTTGCTTTAATCTGCGCCACTCGGCAAAAGCCGTCATGATTGTAGTGTCGCCTTGAACAACTCGCTGTCTTTGTTTAAACGCCTGCTTGGCCTGTAACTCGGCTACCCCTAACTTCTGGATGTCATCAACAGCGGACGATAATTCCTTGCCCGACTGAATTGCCGATTTTATGCCCTGCGCCGCACCCTTTGCCGCAGTAAGTATTGGGTCTATATCTGCCAAAATGCATTCCTATTCCTAAGTCTGGCCCCAAGTCTTAGCACCGGCTTTAGGTACGGATGTAGCCCAGACCGATACGGACTTTCGTAACTTCAGGGGTGCGCCACAGTCGGAGCAAGTATCAGCCGCCAACTCAGCCTCATCCAAATCGTACCCACAGGAGGCGCAGACATGGACTTCTTCTGAACGGCAGACTTTTACCCCGTCTACCTTGTGCGCTTCAATTACTGTTTTCATACTGTCTCCTATTTAAACCAAGGGCCAACCATCCAAGCCACTATTGACCTTCTAATACCCTTTGTAACGGGTTCAACTCCATGAAGCACAAAAGAAGGGAAAACTAAAATTGTTCCGGGTTTTTGTGGTGGGTAAATCTTGTCATGCCCAGTTTGTAGGAACAGACGACCCCCTTCAAAATCATCATTCAAAAAAGCAAGGACTGTTAACTTCCTACACTCTTTCCAATGTGGATCTATAAAAGTATCTGTATGGGCGTGGTAGTGACCATCAACATCGTACTTAAGGTAATCGCATTGATTAGAGTGAGTCACATCAAACTTCCAAGCCTGTTGATTGGCAGAAAGTGCTGCACCAATCATTGATGCACCAATACCGTTGTAAATTGAAAGTGAGATTCTTTTTACGTCCCTAATTTCCTTATTTAAAACACCGGGGCCATTACCGCCAACCAAAGCATCTTCACCCTGCATCTGAGACTCGCAACTTTCAATTATCTTCTTGCAAGACTCAGGAGTTAATCCGTCATTAAAGAACCAGTATGTGTAATCTGTTTTACTTTGTTCGTGATGGCTAAGTTTAGGCCGTTTATCATATTTCCATTCTGCATTAGGGCCGTTGGCATCTACGTAATGTAGAAACACCTGAGCCTGCCACTGACCCTCTTTATATGGCTCACGCCAATGATGCTTATCACACCCACGGTATAGTATGGTATCACCAACTTCCATCATTATCTTGGAAGCATTAGCACCGCCTTCATCACCCATATAAATAGGCCAAGGATCGCCTTCAAACCCAAGGGTTATAGTAGCGCTAATTTCACAAGCAGGACGATCCGTATGAATCTTTAACTCTTCACCGGGAGCATATAGACGAGCATACGCATAAGTAGGATAAAGTTTTTTACCAGATGCGATTTCAAAGTTAGGAAGAAGTTGTTCTAACAAAGAATCAAAAATGGTTGCTCCGTGGACAGCCTCAGACAAAGGACACTGCGGATCTCTTGTGGTTTCTCCCTCAGCAATAATTCTCTTAAGTTCTGTGGTTAGTTCCGCACAACTATCTTTACTAATAAAACCAGAAAGATGCGAATATCCTTGCATCTGAAGTTGGGTCATAGATTCACACATTATTCATCCTTGATTATCTCCACTTTAATAGTTTTTATTCTGGAACATTTTCTTCTGCTGGTTCTTCTATCTGTTGAGCAGGAACTGGATGAGGTTCAACTAAATTTTGAATAGCGGCAGAGTTACTCACCCCAGCAGAAATTTTCTGTGTTCTTTCGTAGTGCCAAGTTGGGGCCATGCCATTAATAACTGCTTCTAATTCAGCGCCAATTGGGTAAGTATTATCCTCTTTAATTGGTAAATCTATAGCATATTCTTGTTTGTATAACCCATCTTCAGAAGAATACTCAACCGAAATTTGACCAAAATTAACATCAAACTTTCTAATTTTATAATTTAAAGACATTTTAAAACTCCTTTATGAAATAGAACCATTTCTGGTGCCAGTATTTATGTAAGTAATGAATGGATTGCCGCTTATTGCATACCCTGCGGCGCCTCCTCCGCCCGATGGGGAAGCCCCTCCATAATCCTGCCCGGGACTACCAGAAGAACCATAAGATCCACCGGGGCCGCCTGCTACGCCGGGACCACCAAATGGTGCAGATCCACCGGGGCCACCACTACCAGCGGCAGTTAAAGTACCTGCTGTTCCGGGTTGAGCGGGAACTATAGGAGGCGGGCCACCGCTAGAAGTTCTTCCAAGGCCCCCAGCGCCATTTCCAATTCCACCACCGCCACCGGCACCGGCACGGAGAATATTTCCTACTTCATCTACGAAATATAATGCACCGCCGCCACCACCGCCGCCACCACCGCCAGCAATTCTATTTAAATTGTTTACGGTGACAGCACGTTGGGTAAAAAATGCTCCACCACCTGCCGTTCCGGGGTTACCGGGGGTAGCGTTAAACGGCGCACCATTACCACCATCACCACCACGCCCAAGAATTACACCGTTATTAACTACAGTAATTGTATCTCCGGGGCTAAATGCGGACGGTACTGTAAATGCGGCTGAACCAGTAGACGTACTAGAGACAATCACCGTGGGGTTAATTGTTACTGTGATTTCAGAACTTCCTGCAACATAAGTTGGGCCACGGTTTGTATAAACGTCATAATTGTTTGTATTGGTTGTAATGGAAAGATTAATAACTGTCTTTGCAGCACCACCGCCAACAAGCATTAATTGAATACCACTCATGTTACGTTCCCTGTAATTACGCAGACAGTACTAGAGATAAATAATACTGTGGCTACGCCACGAGTTGCCAATGTCACCGATGATTTATCTGAGTCTGTTCCTGCGATATAAGCGGTTGTGATTGAACAAGTAATTGTGATATTACCTGTCGTGTTGTTAAAGATAGAGATTACATCGCCCTCTGCAAACGTAGCGTCAGGGATTGTAATTGAACCACCAGAACCAACTTGGACGTACTCACCAACATCAGTTGTTGCAAGGGTATAGGAGCCAGTCTTAGTTCCTACTGGCGGGACATTTCTAAACCCAACCGACATATTCTCGTTAGGAAAGGTGTATGTTTTTGCTGAAGAAGCAGGGCCACTGACTGTAAAAAACGCATTATTTGTTCCACCGTAAGCAACTGCTAATAACCCAGAGGATATGGCAGAAGCATTTAAGGAAGTAATATTTGCGCCAGAAAAAGTTGCTGTGTTTGATCCAGTACCGCCTGAAGCAACGGGTAGTGCGGTAGCAAGAGTCAAAGAAGTTAAGTGAGTAATTGCATCAACAACATTGGTACCGTCGTTATACAAATACATCGTTTTACCAGCGGGAACTGCAATACCCGTGCCGGTAGAATTCTTAACAGTAATTGTATCAGCGCAACCGTTGTTAACTATGTAAACCTTCTCAATTGCGGGAACAATAAGATTTTGTGCGCCGCCAGAAGTCCCCGTCAAATTAAGCCGTAGATTACGCGCTGTTTGAGTTGCATTAGTATTTGTAAGCGTTAGCGTTACAGTTCCACTAGCAAAGGTTACGTCAGCAGAACCAACGATAGCCTCTTCTAATGCCACCCCTAAGTTGTCATTAGTTACATTGCCCCATGTCCCCGAGTTTTCCCCGGTAGCCATAAGTTGAATTTTTAAATTACTATACGTACTTGCCATTTTTTACTCCTTAAATTAAGCCGCTATGGGCAACCAATTTGGTGTTTGAACTTCATTAATCTGTTGCCAGTTAGGATTCTGATTAGGATTAATCTTACTCCAGATCAAAACTTTTCCGACACGCCCTTGTCCTTGAACTCCTGTTACAGACACGCCTTTTGGAATTCTTACTACAACACTACCTATTAAACCTGTCGCCTGTAGTAGTGAAACCGGAATATTGTTAATGGTTTTCTGTTGAACTTGACCAAGTACCGAGGTTCCTACGACCCCTGTTACCGGCACGTTGGCTATACCAATTACATCAGTTTCACCTAACTGCGTTGTTCCAACAACCCCTATGGGGTAAACATTTGCTTTAGTAATTATTGTTACAGAGCCGGTCTCTCCAGTACCATTAAGCCCTGTAGTTAGAACATCAACTGAAATGCTAGCAACTGCTGTACCTACACTACCTGAAGCCTGAACACCTGTTACAGGAACATTAGCCGCCGCCGTTACTGTTTCTTGCCCAAGTTCCACCGTATGTTGGAACCCAGCAGGTTGTACAAAACCAGTACCAGAAACTCCTACCGAATCTAATAACCCACTACCAACTACCCCAGTAACGTAATACCCAAAACCAGCCCGTACAGTTCCAACTTCTCCAGAGGCTTCAACCCCTGTTACAGATACATTTCCTTTTGAAGATATAACTGCTTGCCCAACCTGTCCGTCACCTTCTACCCCTGTAAGTTGTACATTGGCTGCGGTCTTTACCTCTTCCTCTCCAAGTTGACCTTCACCTTCAACACCAACTGGGAATACATTTGCAAGAGTACGAACTACAACAGAACCAACTTGACCAGTAGCAGTTACGGGATCTACCTCAAATCCACCTTTAACATCCTCACCCCAACCACCACGGCTCCACGGGCCTGAACCCCAACCGATGTAATTAACTTCGGTAATAATTTTTAAAGAGCCAATAAAACCAGAACCTTGAACCCCAGTAACGTAATAAGCAGATTCTTGTTCTGTCTCGCCTAACTCAACGTCACCTTGCACCCCGACTAAAAGGATATTAGCCCCAGTGCCTACTTCCGTTTCGCCAAGTTCTCCTGCACCTTCAACGCCGGTAAGAATTACATCAACATTGGGGTTACCTACACCCCACTGTCCTTCACCCCAAGGACCAATACCCCATCCAAGTGGTCTTAGGAGTTCACCTAATTCACCACTTGCTTGGACCCCAGTTAATTCAATCTCAACCGATTGGCGTATAAAAGAAGTACCAACCGCTCCAACCGCTTCTACTCCAACCGCATTAATTACAGCATTTGGCTCACCTTCGCCAAAGTTACCCTCCCCATAAGGCCCTAACCCCCAGCCAATCATGATCTGTCCTTTAGGGGAGGTGGTTAATTAAGCAATACGAATAATTGCGTTCGATGCGTCATTAGTTGGGAAAATGATGGTGAAGTCACCGTCCGAAGCGGTTTTGTCAGCACCAAAGTCCAACACACAAACTGATGCATTGGTCAGCGTGGTATTAGCATTACTATTTGCCGAAGGAGTGTTGTTATAAATCAGCGCACCACGAGCCGTAAAGTTGGCGTTCGTAAAAGTCTCATCAGAGAAATCAGTAAAGCCCACACCCGTGTTGGCGTTGATGTTGGTTGCCGTTACACCTGTGTTGGTCAAAGCCTGACCGCCAGCCGTATAGTTAGTACCGGATGACGAAACTTCGTTAGAAGCGGTGTAAGCAGTTGTATTGGCATCCAAAGAAGCCGAAGAAGTGTACAGAGCAAGTTTAAACGTATCTGCTCCGGTGTCCGCTGAGGGACGAAAATCGTGTACAGCCAACAAAAGTTGTGCCTTAAACGAGGTGGTCATTGCTTGGGTAATTGGCATGTTAATGCTCCCTATTCATCTAAAAGTTTAACAAACTCAGGATGTCCTGCTTTCCTGAACTTAAGAGCCAATGTCGTATGGTTTGACTTAATGGCTTCCTTCATATAAAACACCAAAACCTGACGGATTTGATTTCTAAACGCTTCTGCCTGATCCCGAATGGCAGGATGCGTTTGTGAACCTACAGAAATAATCTTATCTAAAGCCCGTTCAGCAACTTCTTCTGGGGTAAAACCACGACCAGAAGTTGTTAATACTTTGACATTTGCGCCCCCTAAAAGAAAGGCTACTTCGCTCATTGTGCTCATCGGACTGGAACCCTTGCTTGAGTTGTACGGTATGTATCTTGACGGTCTTTACCTTCACCAAGTTGTTTCAATAAGGCAAGAGCCTCATTATACCGAGATACATAGTTAGCATTAACATCCTGCTCGCCCTTCATAAACGCATAGGCTTCAAGCAAAGACCCATAAAGAAGAACAGAGTCAAAGTTGTTACCAAGCCAAGTTGTATTTGCTGTAACAATAGACGCTGGGTAGGCGTAATAAAGCAACTCCATAGTGTAGTCTGCGTCTGGAGTCGGCCCTAAAATGAACGTATTTTCATCAAAAATAGCGTAATGAGTGGGAGCACCTGTAGTAGCAGGAGTTGGGAAAGACTCCCGTATAAACTCAACATCTTTATTTAGCAGGTAATCGTAACTCCCATCAGCGTTTATTCGGGCTAACGAGAACGTAGAAAGCCAATCTAAAGGCGTAGATAAGAATCTGTTACCGCTTGTGCAAGTGCCCGTTACGTTATCCCGCATTACCGGGAGGTTGACGCTGTTATAAATCCTCTGCTCAGCCTGACGAATAAACGTGTCCACCTGATCTTTTGTAAGAAAAGATGTCGTCGTAGCAGTGGTAGTCGCGACCACCGTATCTGGGAAGTTATTCTCAGCGTAGGCTTGTATGGTCTGAAACAGCGTTGAGTAGTTCATTTAGCCCATCTTTGTGCTATTGCTATTGCCCCGGGTGGTGTTTTTAGTACCACGAGTTCGCATCGTCTGGGTGTTGGGAATATCGTTTGGATACCCATTCTCACCCATTGTGTCGGTATAGGGCTTTGGCTGCGTGTACTTGCCAACTGGATCGGCAGTCTCAGCAGGGAAATAATTAAACTTATCGTTGGCTTGGCTCATATTAGATCCCCGTTTTGCGAACCATTGACATAGGCTTTTTCTGGTTGGCAACTTTTGCCATACCACGGCCTAATTGTTTCATCTGGAGGTTGGTTTTACCACCCTTAGCCAACTTCTTCACGTTGGCATCCGGGTGAGCCTTGGCGCCCTTTTTAGCCATATGTGCCTTCAACACTGCTTTCATGTCCATGTTTTGCTCCTAAGTAATTGTTACTGTTACGGTTCCTGTTTCCCCGCCAGCCACTAGGTTATTGATTAACCCGGATAACTGCAAGGGGTTGTCCAAACCAACAGGGTTCCACCCCCATTGTATCTGCCTACTACCGCCAGATGGCGTTCCAAAAGCGTCTACGTCCTCATCCGGCAAGTTTAATGGGTTGGTCTGAATACCTGTAAGACCCGCCTGTATATAACTTTTATCGTTTCTTGGGTTCTGTAAAGCCTGTGGGTCATAAACCGGGTACATCCCTAACTGCAACTGTGGCTGATCTGGCTCCCAGCAAGTCGGGCAAACCAGCAAATTGATGTTTTTGGTCTTGATGACCAACTTTTTCAATTCTTTCAGTTTGTAACGAAATCCGCATCTATCGCACTCCGCTATCGCTTTTTTGCCAGTGGCAAACTTTGGACCGGACATGGCTTACCTTAGTAGAAATACTGCCGTGGAGCCAACCTCAAAGACGCCTTTTCCCGATCCTCGCTCGACCCTAATGCCCACTGCTCTTCGTAGGACGCCTTCAGCATCTCGATCCTATTCATGGCATCGGGTATCTTCAAAGACAGGTAATAGGCTAATCCAGCCGCCATACAAGGGATCATACGGAAAGGGATGTCCTCGGTGTTAATACCGTTACCAGCGTCTTGGATACGGCGTAAACGCCAGTAAACGAAGGAATAGTAGTTGGACTGGTCTGGGGCAGGCCACACACAGATATTGGGTAGGTTTCGCACCGTCACAATAGCCCCGGCGGTATGTGCAGTAGCCGTGCTGTTATCTACGCCACGAACACAGTTTTGTAGGGTATTCCCCGATATTTCGTTATAACCAATGGTTTCGTTGCCCAGTTTGATGAACCCAACGTAATTCAACCCATCTACGGAACTTAAGGTAATGGTGTTGGAAGTTGAGGTAATCGTGGTGGCTAGGGTCTTGGTTGTGACGTTATCATACCCACTCTGGCGGTCAATCCACACCTGAATCGGCCTGCCTTGGGCGTTCTTATTAGGGATCGTAGAGTAGGTGCTGCTAGAAATCCGGTTGATATTGATGTCCGACTGGTTAATACCGGTCTGGGTACGAATCACCATATCCATCAAATCAATGGTATCTACGGGCAGGGCATAACAAATCTGCCCCTGATTTATGGGGATAGAACCCTGCTCAATAGTCCACAGGTTTATACCCCGGTTAGCCCACTCAATTGTCAATAAGTTAAGGGAACGACGGGCGGTACGCATATCGTAGCCCGAGCGTAACTCAGCACCACAACGCTCAAAAGCCTCTTCTACGAGGTTATTGAGGTCTAGGTTAAAGGTGGTCGTCCCTGTTGTGCTCATTTCATCTTCTTAAGTGTTTGCGCTAAACGGGCACGCTGACCCAGTTTACCCGGGGCTTTGGTCGCCTTGGCTAGTTTCTTAGCCGGGATCTTCTCGCCAGCCTTGACTCCCAAAGACTTCCTTAAAGCACCGGGCTTCTTAATAGCGGACTGAATCCATTTGGCGCTTCCACCCTTTTTAAACCCCTCAACTCCACGAGCCTTGAGGATGTCTTTTTTAGTTACTTCGCCGTCACCGGTCAAATCAGGGAAACTCTTAGCCATATCATCCTACCTTCCTATGCGGAACAACTTTTTTAGCCACGCTTTTAGGCTGGGCAACGAACTGCTTTCCGGCTGCTTTACCGGCTCTTTTGGCTTTCGTGGTCGCGGCGTACTCTTGCGGGGAGAGCGCTTTGATGGCGCTGGTTGGGAGGTATCTTTCCCCTGTAGCCTGCGATCCTTGCGTAGAAGGTTTGCCACTTTTAGTTCTCCACTTTTGTTGAGTCCATGCCTTCAGACTTTTTTGAGGCGCTTTCATTTGTTCCCCCAAAATTACTTTTTTTAAGTTGCTCTTCTAAAACTTGCACAGAATTGCGAAGTTTGGCTATTTCTGCATCCCGCTGATCTAACTTGTGCATTAATCCGGCGTTCATCTCAGCCCAAACAGCAATACCATTCATGCGCTCTTTGTGGTCTTTTAACATAAGATCAAATAGACGCTCAGAGATTTCAATTTGTTTTTGAACAAACTCAATCACGGTAGCCTCCACCAGCCTTCTTATACTGCATAGCCAGCATCTGAGCCTTACGAGCACTCCACTGACCCGGAGCACCGCCCTTGCCGCCAGCCTTAATACTTTCAAACAAACGCTTACGCATACCGGGTTGGGTATAGTTACCAGCCTCGTTTACCTTAGACTCGCCGCCCTTGGCATACATCTTGACCTCATTCGGATCATCCTTACGGGTGATCGTCTTGGCTGTTGGCATCTTAGAGGGGTTAATTATCCCCATCCCCCGACTAGGACGCATTTAGCACTTACCGCCCTTCATATAGCCGCCCTTTTTCATAGCGACTTCCTTGCCCTTGGTCTTACCTTTTTTGGCAATGCCATCAGCAGACTTATGACCAGCAGCCAGACCACCAGACTTCATGCCGAGCGAACCCATTTGCTTTGCGGTTGGCATCTTTTTGGTAACGCCACCGGCTTCCATACCCGCTTCTTTCATCTCATGCTTAATCATGGACTTGGGAGCGCCCTTTTTCTTCATAAAGGATACTTCCTTTTTCATCATTGCCTTTGACTCTTTCATACCATCCGTCCTTTCGTTTTACCACGTTGAGCAATACCATCAGCCCGCTTAGAGGCCGTGGACATCTTTACCTTACCACCTTTAGCCAATCTCATATTTTTAGGTAAATCTTTAATCTTTTTTGGAGGGACAAAATCGTCTTTAGGGTCTTTAGGTAAGGTTGACATTTTTTCTTCTTCTAATTCTAAATTTTTAACTAAAGGCTTAGATTTCATTTGTGCTTTTACACTTTTTGTAAAAACATCTAAATCTTTTTCTGATTCACTCAGTGCATTCATGATTTACACCATCTTTCCACGGGTCTTACCGCGCATAGCAATCCCGTCAGCACGTTTAGAAGCCGAACCAACCGTACCACCAGCCCGCTTTTTTTCAGGTGTAGATTTTTTGGCTATCTCTTCTCTAGTTTTACCCTTGTACTTATCCTCCTGAGTAAAACCAACAGCATCACCTAACCTGCTGATACCAACAGCGGCTTTCTTTAACATGCCATCCGGCATGTTTTCTTCTATGTAAGTGGTACGACCTTCGATTCTTTTATCGTCAGACATGATTAGACCATCCGTCCTTTAGTTTTACCACGAGTAGCAATACCATCAGCACGCTTAGAGGCGGAAGATACCGTACCACCTTTTCTAAGATTTGCTTCACCAAGTTTTACTGTTCCTTTTGAAGCATTCATTAGATTTACACTAGAAACTGGATTTGGCGTACGACGACTCAAACGATCTGTTTCGTCTCCAGTATCAGAAATCCGTGGGCTTGTAGAGGTCTTACTTTCACTTTTAGTCGTTTCTTTTTTGGCTGCGGGTTTATCACTCCTACGAGTCAAACCTCTTTCAGCGTTGAGATAATCTCTAAGATTATCAAAACCAGCCTTTTTCATTTGCTCTTTAGTAACAATTGGGCCTTTAGACGTAAAAGTACGAGACATGGGTGGATAGGCTTTTGTGCCAGTCCTCTTCATAAACTCAGACGTTGTTTCTGTACCGGGTTCAGCAGCGTTAGCATCTTCCCTAGCCTGAGCCTTCATCAAATTTTTATAATCGTCGGTGTCCTCGTAACCACCTTCTTGAAACCGTTTTACCTTTTTCATCACTTACCCCTTTTGCATAAGTTGATCAATTTTTGCTTCAAGTTTGTTAAAGCGCTGGTCAATGTGTTCAACAAACTTGTCCATTTCTGCTTGAGTGACGTTATCACGGGCCACCTCTTCTCTGGTTTTGTTAATCAAAATACTAAGACGCTGTAGTTCAGAAATTTTCTCATGCCCTATGTAGGCTATAACACCCATCAGCGCTGTTAGTAATGTGTTCCAAAGCATCATTTCCATATCAGCACTTCCACGCCCGTAGGCTCTTGTTGATACGGCTGTTTGGATCGTTAGCGGTTTTAGCGCTGGTTAGTTTCTTTTTCATACCTGTCATCCGAGCACAGAATGACTTCTTACGTGAGCCGCCTTCGGGTTGTGGAGCCTTCAAACCGGGCTTACCGGGGTTAGCAGCGTTGTACGATGCCCGCCCCTTCGCGTTTAGCCCACCTTTTGGGTTCTTACCTTCTTTTCGTTGCCACGCAGGAGTCTTAGCCATTTGCAATCTTCTCGTCTTTAACGAGCCGTGGGTAGAAGGCTTCGTTTCCAAAGTCACCCTCGTACTCAATGGTTCCCATGTGGCCTAACTTGATGGTGGGATCTACCCAAACCTGATAACCAACCTCACGGGCACGGTCACAGAACAGGTAGTCTTCACCAACGTAGGAATTGTCTTTAACGGCAAAGTCAAATATCGCAGATAGAGTGCGCTGGGTTTTGTCATCCCAGTAATTCCACTGAGGGTTTTCTTTGACTAACTTTTCAATGACTTCACGCTTAATCATCATAAAGGCAGTAGCCACGCGCTTGGCTCGTACCAACCCCATACCATTCATCGTGACTCCAGAACCGTCTTCATCTAGCGTAACGATGTAAGTCTTCTCAACCTTACGGGCGCACGGGATACCAGCAGCGATGTCAATGTTTGGTTCAGAAACCCATGCCAGTAAACGGATAACGTCTTCTGGCTGGAAGTTAATGTCCGCATCGATGAACATCAAATCCGTTGCGTCAGACTCTAAGAAGTCCTGAACTAAAAGATTACGCGCCCGGGAAACTACCGAGCACCCACAAATACTTCCAATCGTAATGTCAATCCCGTGCTGTGGCGCCTGTTGGGCAAACCGCATCAACGAGATGGCTTGTTTGAGTGAAACCTTGTGGTCGTAGGCAGGAATCCCAAAGAAAACTTTGCGACCCGCTAACGTGTAACCTTTTTCATTTTGCATTTGTATGGTTATCCGTAAATTATGGTTGAAGTAACACTTGGCCCCATGCCAATATAAATACCGTTCTCACAGAGAATCCCTTCTCCCGGTATCTTGATTGGAATACTTACCGTCTGATATGTATCAAATTCAGCATAAATACTTGTGTACATCGTAACCGTTCCAGTGGCTGTCCCGGACGTGACTGAAGTAACTGTGAACGTATTGGTAGTTACGTTAGAAACCTCATACACCCCATCGCGCATTGTGGTACCCGGCGCTATATCTAAAAATACTCTTTGACCGTTAGTTAATCCATTGCCATTAATCGTAACAGTAACCGTTGTTCCAGTGCGACTCCAAGTTCCAGACTTAAAAACAGTTGGATCAGCAATAGCAAAATTGCGTAAAGACACAGTTGCAGGACTCAATATTATCTGCTTTAACCGGGTACGGTAATTAACAGCCGTACCAGATGTTTTGGCAATATAGGATTTAACGTCATATTGCATGATGTTAGCCGTAGAAAAGCGTAGTCGTTATAGCAACATTAGGGATACCAACATAAATACCATCTTGAGCAAGAATGCCTTCTCCGGGGATTAGCGTATAAAACGCCGTTCCGTTAGAGCAGTCAAACTCAGCCAAGATTTGTGCGTACATTGTCACGTTCCCGCTGGTAGTTAAACTTGCTGTAGTTACAGTAAATTCGTTGGTGTTGGTAACAGTAACTGTATAAGCCTCATCCTGAGCCGTACCAGTGGTAAATTCCAAATAAACTCTATCCCCAGTTGTTAATCCATGATTAGCAATGGTAACGGTACAGGTTGTAGAACCCGGAATGTTATAAGTTCCAGACTGGCTTACGTTATTACAAAAAGATGTGTTAAACGTCACTGAGGTAGACGGAGATATAAGTACACCTTTTAGGCGAGTCCTATACCCAACCGCCACACCTGACACTGTGTTGTGGACTGACTTTACGTCATATTGCATCGTACCCATTTAATTCTCCGTGTCCTGTTCTGGGAGATCAAGGCGGTCTATCAACGCCGTCATGGTGTCGATAGCCGCTTGAGAGGCAACGGCTACGTCATGTGCGTGGTTCCGTTGCTCTTCCATTTTCTTAATCTCCGATTGCAAAAACTCTTTCGTTATCTGCATTAGGCTTCGATTGCATACAAGAAGTACGCAGTACCAGCCGAATCAACGAAACGGATTTTTTGGGTAGCGGTAGTAGACGTACCACCAATAGCCTGAACCATTGCATCTGGCAGATTAAACAGATTGGTAATTGTTCCTGAGCCGCTGTTAGTTACACGGATGAACGAAGCATTTCCGGGTAGCGTTGCGCCAGCACCAATATCTGAATCAACCTGTAGGGCTGCAACAGTACCACCAACCGTTACGCTGGCAGCAGCACCAAGGGTTACACGTAATCCGTTACCAGCACCAGAGATAGAGCCGCCGGTATTAACAGATAAAGAGATATGAGCACCGTTAACTGTACCGCCAGTAGCGGCGTTTGCGCCGGTAACGCGAGTAAGAGCACGGATAGTCTCACCAGAACCAGTAGAGGTAAAGGTCAGACGGTTATAAGAAAGCCGTGTATCCCCAGTAGTATTCTCTGCCGTGCCGTAGAAACTGGAGATATTTTCAGCAGTAGTTACTGTAATTGGGTCGGTAGCGGTGCCACCAATAAAGCCATTTTGCGACGCCACTGGGCCGCTAAAAGTAGTTAGAGCCATGATAAACCTTTCGTGTTATAGCACATTGCCCATAAGTCTCTATAACGTCTGCTAGGCCAGTCGTATGGGCTAAATAAATCCTAGTACCTAAAGAATACAGCAAAAGGGGGGCTTTGCAACCCCCCTTTCTCACAACATCAAGGCGATCCGGGTGAACCGAAAACGCCAAGAGGATCACTGGCACCGAACGAATAACGCTCACGAGCCTTGTAACGGACGTTACCGGTATCGAAGTCGCCGTCCATCGATGTAGACATCGGGGTACGAACGAACATCTTCAGACCGTTAGGAACGTCAGTCGTCAAGAACCAAGCATCAGGATCGGTCAGATAGTGGTTAACTGTGTAACCCTCTGGGATCGAACCATTGCTCTTCAGAGCGTTGATGTCGTTATCCGCCGTACCAACACGCAGTTCCGTCTCAAGGATACGGGTTGCGATAAACATCTGTGACGGGGGGACAACCAACTTACGTGGCTTTGCAGCAATCAGCAGGCCACGCTCGTCCGTCCAAGCAGCGATCTGAATAACAGCGGCCTCAAGGGAGGTCTCAGAAAGGTCAGCAGGAGTTGCGGGTTCGTTGCTGTTGACGCCACCAGAAACTAGGGGGTGCGTGGTGCTGAACAAAGGCTGACCGTCACCAAAGGTGTAGTCCGAGTCAAAGCCGTTATTCAGGATCGCAGCAGCCTTAGTCTGCTTAGTGTAAGCCATAGCACGGGCCAAAGCCTTGGTGTACCGGCTGGACAGGGAGTCATAGAGGTTGTCCTCAATTGCCTCTTCCGTCAGCGAGAAGCCAAGAGCAATGGTTTCGTGGTTATAGCGAGCCGTCCATGCTTCTTGTCCGTTGTCATAAGCGATGGCAGAACCTTCGTTTTTGACAGGAGCGGCTGAGAAGCCAGACAGTTTTGTTTCTTCTTCGAAGGAACGCTCAGAGGTTTCGGTTTCGAAAATCTCTTTATGCTCTTCGCCGTAGCGAGCATACTCAAGACCAAACAAAGCGTTCAGTCCCGGGAGGAGTTCCTTCAGTAGTTGTGCGCGAGAAATAGCCATTTAATATGCTCCTTATACGCCAGTGGCGTTGTAATACCGGTGCACACCAAAGTTCCATTTCACGATAACTTCCGTGTAAGAACCGGGGAAACCAGCAATTGCTGTCTCAGGAACAACGTCGATAATACGAACCGGCAGGGTGGTCGTGGTGTTAGACGCATCATTGATGGCTACACCAGAGTTGCCTGTAGTCGTAGAACCAGAGTTCTGAACCAAAGCAGCGTTACGATTAACATCAGTACGGTTTAAGTAACTGATGGTTGTTGTGCCAGTGTCACACACTGCGGCTTTAAACAAAGCATCCGGGTCATCCTGCACGTATGCAGTCATCGTGGAGTTCGTCAAAGCGCCGGGGTAGAACTGACGGAAGGTCAGACCAAATGTCGGATCGACATAGGTGCAACCAAGGAAAACACCAACAGCAGAGCCAGAGTCCGTGGTGGTTAGTTTCGTCACATTACCGTCGGAGTTCAGGTTAACAACGTCGCCA